AGATACAGGAGTGTCCAAAGCATGATGTCACGTGAAACTGGTCAAAGCCTCGAGGTCATTCCTCACATTAAACAATCCATTCAAGACATTTTATTTACGCCATCAATATGCAGTGCAGCGTATATAGCAGACAGCCGAATGGATCGACCCAGTCGTTTTTGTTTTGTGGCATAAGCCGTCACATTATTGAGTGACTGCTGCAACAAAGTGGCTGCTTCAGGATCTTTGCCAAGATAGAGCTTGGCATTAATGTCATAGGAAATAATTTCAGCAGATTGGACTGTAACGCGGTCACCAATCGGGCGAACATCTTCCGCTGTTACTGCATTTTCTACAATTTGCACTAGCTCTGGGGATGCAGATCCCGTCAATGAGTCTGCTTGTAAAATGGTTAAAGTAATATATGCAGGCTGAGGTGAGACCACTGAAACATCACCGACACGGCCATCAGCATCGCGGGCAAATTTCTTATATGCAGCTTCTGGACCAGCAACAGACAATGTATCAAAGGCCAGTTGAATCCGCTCTCGAAAGGCATCATCTGATTCCATTGTGGCTTCAGTTGGGGGTGTCGTTGCATTATTGGCGGGTGATACGATAAGGCGTTTTACATTAAAATTTGCACCTAGTTGATCTAAATCATTTTCTGCTGCGTAAGCCAGTAAAAGTGCACGTGATGCGACATTAATCCGATTACGTAAAATTATTTCTCGATAACAATTTTCTTGAAGTAGTTTGACTAAAGGCTCACTTTCTCTGGTCAGAGTATGGCGAATATTGGCTTGATCTTCCGTTGGACATAGACGTATGAGCTGTTCTTTACGTTCGGTGTATAGGATTTCGAAATCAATTTCTTCAATGATGTCTGGTTTGGTGAGTTGAGAAAAATCAACGCTCATAATGAAGACCCATAATTTAAAGGAATTGATAATTTATTGATGTCTGAAGAACCAACAATTTGCATTTCTAGATCCAATTGGAAACGACTGTTTTCTGCCTTGGAAAAATGAGCATTGATCAGTTTGATTCGGTCTTCCCAAGTCAAAATGGCTGTAGCACTTGCGGCCATCACTTGAAGGCGGACAGCATCATTAAAGGGTTGATCGAGCAATTTAAAAATCATAGAACCGTATTCACGACGCATCACTCGGCTGCCTATGGGCGTAAATAAAATGTCTTGAATGGATTGTTTAATGTGAGGAATGACCTCGAGGCTTTGACCAGTTTCACGTGACATCATGCTTTGGACACTCCTGTATCTGATCCACCAGATTGAACCCCACTATGCTTGTGGTTTTTAAGACTAATGCTTCCGGCATTCACATCAGATTCAGTACTGAAGTTGCCAATTGAGTGACTGCTACCTTGAACCAATTGGCTGCCACCTACCGTATTATTTCCAGTCATGGCAGTACTGCCATTGACCTGTAAATTGCCGTTAATGGTGGTATCGCCATTGATCGTGATACCGCCAGTTGCAGTAAGAATGGCCTTTCCTCCACTGGGGAGGATGGCTTGTAATGAATGATTAGCAGTGTCATAGCTGATCATGGCCCCATCCTCATAGACTCTTAATTTAATATTTGGGTTCAATGATGGAGTCGGAAAAGATTCATTGTTTAAACCAACCAAAACAATGCCGAGGGCAAGCTCACCAGTTGGGCTGAAGACGACACATTCTTCATTGATGCTGGGTAAGTCATGACTTAGGTCTGCACCTGCGCGTAAATTAAATAGACGTAATTCATCGGTCACGATATCGCCGAGGTCGACTGTGACGGTATGAAAAGGTTTAGCAGGGGTAACGCTTTTAATTCGTCCTAAACGGATCAAATTTTCTAAGCGGCGATGGATTTCAGCACTCATGTGCCTACTTTGCGTTAAGGGTTCAAAGCTTGCATTAATGGCAATTTGTAAGAGGGGATATTACAAATAGAGAGACTTCATTTTGCCCTAAGATTTAGGGCTTTAAATGTCTCATAACTGAGTCTTCAATCATTTGAATATCAGTTGGAGCGAACCCCAACAATTCACGTTTGGGATAGGTAATGGATGGCCCATTTTTACTGACACGGGCACGTAAACCATCTTGGTGGATACGAGCTACAAAAACGACATTACTCAGAAAACCAACGCTTACCATCTCGGCATTTGAAAAATTTCTAAAATAACGCTGCGATCGGAGTTTGGTGAACATTTTACGACGTATTCTTTTGCCTTCGCGTAAACGTCTCGGAGCAAAGCTTGAGCCATCTGGGCCAACTTGTGCCGCTATACGTTGCTGTTGGCTTTTTCTTAAATCTGCTCCAACCTTTTTATTCAGCTTCGTCATTTCAGCATCGCTGAGTTTATTCAGCATGGGCGTTAGGTATTTGACCAAATCGTCGAGGTTATCACGCATGACTTGACCCTTATGGTTTCTTAGCTAATGGCATTTCGAGTGCGACTGTATTTAAAGTTTCAACACTGGTCCACGTTGCTAAGAGGTTGCCTTGATCATCTAGCAACTCGCAGTCAGTTGCAGATGAAGCGAGTTGGTACTGAGGCTCTTCGGGATAAGAAAAGTTATAGACCCCGTGTTCTTGCTGTTGAATAATCACGCGCTCTGTCAGTTCTAATTCAAACATGACATCGACTTTATCGTTATCAATAAATTCAGCCTCGAACTTCACGGCATCTTTGCTTTTTTCCAAATTGGCGAGTAGTTCAGACTGATGCACGCGAATCCATTGAAACATTAAAAAGGCAATCAGGTCAGCATCACCTGTAAAGTCTTGAATGACAAACCTCACAGGTGAAATACTTTCCATGCCGTAGCCATTTGCAAGCGTAGTACGATAACGACCGCTTTCAATATGCATGCTGAGCTTATCTGGGTTGTCCTGGAGAAACTTCAGATGACTCACCAAATGTTCGCGCAGACTAATCGGCTTTTTCATGCAGTTTTTCTCTGGTAGTTTGGATCGAGGCGGTTCATCACTCGAAGAAATTTACTGTCATAGCCCAGTTTTTTATAGTTGCGACCGTTATATAAGCTAAAGACCGCATCCCAATTTTCTTGGCGTAATGCTTCTAGCAAAGTCCATTTTTTCCCAGCGACCGTTCCCGACTTAAATTCACAAAAGCGGAGAAAGGCTTCAAACTGTAGACTTTCACTTTGATAATGCTGCTCTACAAATTCCTGAACAGAGGAATAACCGAGGTCTTTCCAGTTCTCGCCCATCAATTGAAAGCGCCCCCATGAAGCCGACTTCAGAGAAGAGTCTTCATCAATTTGCTTTGCTAAAGCCAACCGTGTGTATTCTGCTGCATTGCCGTGGTACCCACCTGTTTGGGTATTTACCACATTGGGATATTGGCTCATAATTTTGTCTACAAAATCTTTGCCACGTTTCTGATTTAAATAGAAATACATACGGTGACGTTCAAACAAAATTTTTGGTCGGCCGTCTGGTAAGTATCCATTCCCTAACGTTTCTACTTCGGCAATCGCACGAATCACAATTTCAGGTACACCAAGACGTTTCGCACCTGCTGAGAGGTCTGCATCTTTTAGATTTTTGGAAATGTCTTGACCTTTAAGGGCATTTAAAGTGGCATTTCCGACGATGCCATCGACTTTAATTCCTATCTTGCTTTGGTACTGAATCACGGCATATTCAGTACTTTCACCAAAGTGGCCATCGATAGATAGAGGTTTATTATTTTTACCTTTCATGCCATTTTTAATCAGAAGTTGCTGTAGCTCAGAAACGGCTGAACCTTTAGCTCCAAATTTAAGTAGTTTCATGATGGACTCCAAATTAGTTTGGCCACATTTCCTCGGCTGCGAAGCACGATGACCGCAAGAAGCAGTGCAAAGATGGCATCCCAAAGGGTGACGGGATCTTTAAAGAATAGAATGTGAACCGACTGGCCAAGAAAAGATGCAATAAGCAATGTTGCCAGCCATGAGTAACCACGGTGGAAAGCGGTTTGTTTACGGCTATAACAAGCAATGCGGATACCGCAAATCAGATAAGCCAAAACAGCGATAAATTGAAATAAGAATTCGATCATGAGGCACCTCCACCTCGAAAAGTCTTCCAAATGTCAGACAGTTTGGATGTCTTCACCCAATCAACTGCTTTAATCAAAATGAAAAGTGAAAATGTGGATGCAATAAGCGCTGCTGTCGCATCGCTGGTGATAAAAGTTCGGCTAGTAATTTCAGATGCAAGCAAATAGCCAATACCCGTTGAAAGCAGCATCGTGCGTAAGCGCTGCCAAGCAGATAAATCTTTTTCATAGGTGGCAATAAAAGCTGCACCTAAAACAGCGCCGAGTAGGGCATTACCATTAATAAAAGGCAGGATGAAAACGGCACTTAAACTGATAGCTGTTGCCGTTGTGGTTGTCGTGGTAGGTTCAGGCATGCTTAATCCCATAAATTAATTGTTTTTGTCATCTGCTGTTGGGCGGGGATATCAGGCAAAACAACCTCAGTGCCAAGCACCAGTATTGGACCTTGTTTAGCCAAAGCCGGGTTGCTTTCCAACACTGTCTCAGTAACACCAGCGGTTCGACCGTAATAGCGCCAGCAGATCAGATCAATCGTGTCCCCCTGAACGGACTTCACTGTTTTCATATCAATTCCACGGTACAGCGACTGGTCCCAAGCAAGTCACGAATCGCCCAACGCAAGTTACGTCGATGTTCATCAATGGTCGGTGACAATTCTTCAGCCCGTTTCTGGCCATCACCTGTGCTGTCATAGCTTCGATATTTTTCATTAATGTCCGCTGCGATCGCAGAATGAATTGCACGTAAATACAGAAGTTCAGTATTGGGCTTTCCATCGATGGTCGAAGTTGCGAGCTCACTTAGTGCCGATGCTTTAAATTTGAGCGAGCGTAGTTGCTCATTGATTTCTAACATGGCTGCAATCGCGGCATCTTTTAGACGAGGGTTGGAAATGCTGCCATCTAAACGCACAGATTCCCGGATCAGATTCAATTGAAGATTGGGAAAGAACCCATCATTGCTAATCGACTCATCTGGCATGGTTGTAGGTGCATTAAAGCTAAAACCAGTCATAGTCATATCCTAGGTGGTCGGTGGATGATGGTTCAGAACAACAACTTAAAAGTTTTGTCATCCCCATCATGCCGACCAGGTGCGGGGGGCACAGGTTAAGAAGATGCAGCAGCTTGCTGTTCTTCTAATTGTTTGGCCAAGAGCTTTTCAGCACGATCAAGGTCTTGTTTACAGCCGACGTTGTCTTTCTTGGCAATCGCTTTTTTCATGTATTCAATTGCAGGTACATAATTTTCTTCCGACAGAAAAACTTTCCCAATTGCGCAGTACAACTTGGCGCGAATAGGATCATGTAAGTCAAAACCTTCAGTAAGTTTTTCAGCATCAAGCAAAGTATTTAAATCAAATACTTCGCTTGCTTTCAGCTTGGTCAATGCTGCATTGGCAATTTCTTCAGCCACAATACTTGGAGTGTCCCGGCTAAAAGAGTCAGGCATATCTAATCCGTGTTCTAAAGCAAACACAGTGAAGTCCGTTCAGG